GAATTGCTGAAATTAATGGTGGTAAAAAGAAGAAAGACAAACAAATTATATATGTAAAAGATAGTGATACATCACCATCAGAAATAGAACATAATGATAAGGCTAAATTATTACCACCATCTTTTTTTAAGAGTTTACCACCTGCTAATGTTCAATTACTTAAAAAAGCAATTAATACTAATAAACGTTCTATGATAGGTGATAATTTGAATATGCAGGCTAAATATGATATGGCTCAAGAGGAATTAAAGAAATTAGAAAAGAAATATTTAGAAGTTGACCCTAAATTAGGTAAAATTGAAGCTGTTCCTATGCAAGAAAGCAGTCGTATTGGTGTTTTTGGCCCCGCTGGAGTAGGAAAGTCTACGTGGATATCAAATTTTATTAAAAAATATTTAGAATATTATAAAGATAATAAAGTTTATGTTTTCTCACCTAAATTAGATGACCCTGCTTTTAAAAATATTAAAAGTTTACATTATGTTAAATTGGATGATAGTCTCGTTAAAGACCCTTTAGATGTTTCTGAATTTAAGGACTCTATATGCCTTTTTGACGATATTGAAAGTATTACTGACAAAAAATTAAATAATGCTGTAAGAGTATTTAGAGACCAATGTTATGAAATTGGTAGAGCACCAACAAATATTACAACAATCGCTGTTCATCACGTTATATTAGGTAATGAGAAGACCAAAATCATTTTAAACGAATCTGACGAGGTAGTTTTGTTCCCTAAATCTAATTTTGCAGCAATATCTAATTTATGTAAAAGATATTATGGTTTTACAAAAGACCAATTAGAATATCTTAGAGATGTTCCTTCTAGATGGGCTGTTATTAAAAGAAGCTATCCTACAACAATTATCACTGAGAATGCAGTTAAAGTATTATAAATATTTTCTTGCTATTTGTGATGCTCGAACTATATTAATAATATATATTACATTATTTGCAATCTCAATTGTTTTTTCTATTGTTTTGTATGCTGTATATGCACTTAATATATAATAATACATATATATTTATTTTATATTTTTATTATAATAATGGATTATTGCAAATGTTATGTTAAAGTTCCTAATAATACTTGTGCAAAATGTAACAAGCCTTTTAAATTAATACCTGATTCGACTGAAGAAAGAATTAAACAAATAAAAATTAGAATGAGACAATTATTAGATGAACAAATGGAACTAAGAGATGAACTAAGAGAATTGAGTTAATTTTGTTATTGGTATATATACATATTTTTTAAATTCAGGTTTACCTCTATCTTTTCGACCACCAATTTTTATTTCTAACGTTTCATCACAATATTTATAATAATATATTCCATCTGTAAATTCAAAACAAAATAATATATTATAACCTTTTTCATAATATTCTTTTGCTTTAATAAACTTATTTTCTCCTACCATTGTTGTAGGATATTTGTTTTTTTCATTATTCCTTTTTTTTACTTCAACAAAGTATTTTAATTTTTCATTTCGTAAATCAAATAATGAAAATTCTTTTGTTCTTATAAAATCTGTAGAATATTTAGCATCTAATATTTCTTTTACCTTAGTTACGCTTACCGAATCGTCATTATTATGATAATGCATTTATTATATAATTATAATATAAAAAAAATTTTTTCTATACTTAAATTATTAGAAATGTTTTCGGAAGAAGTTTATGCTATGATTGAATTACAGTTTAATTTAATGCTCAGAGGAAAAGAATTAGGACTTGATAACCTTTTAAATACAACAGTTGAATTATATAGATATTTTCATAATGGTTCTAAAGATATTAAATTAAACACAGCTAATACTTATGCATTTATTTCTATGTATTGTGTTAAAAGAAATAAAAGTGATTTAAAAGAACAAATGGAATTAATTTTACCTGATTTTTTAAGATTATTTGTAAATGCTTGTTATGGTTTTGTTAAATTAGATTATGAAAAACCTAAGAAGAAAAAACGTTTTGATTGTTTTTAAAATTTTTAATTTATTTACCAACTATTTTTTCTATTATTTCTTTTTCTTGTTGATTATCTCTTAGTGTTATAAAAGTTAATATAGTTACAAGATAGTCAGGATCTTGAGTTTGATTTATCATAAGTTTTTTATATTGATTAATATCTAAATATCTAAATCTTGCTCTAATTGATGAATGTTTACCACAAGTATTTATACCATCTTTTAATTTTTGAAATCTATATGGATTATAAATAACATTATATCCTTTTTGTTGTGCTTCTTCATAAAATTTACCAAGAAGATTATATTGTGTCCATTTTGTATCTTCAGAATATTGTAACTCTTGGTTCCAAGAGAAACCATAAGGGTCAAAATGTTCTATTGTATTTGTTTCTGGATGATAAAGAATAGCAATCCAATGACCGTCTGAAGATGATTTTACTGGAAATAATACAAGACAAGCGTTATGTTCTCCAATAACTTCTCTAATATGATTAAATTTGCGTAGGTCTTTGTACAAATGAACAGGACATTTACCATTTGTTGTAACTTCTACTTCTTGCCCTGTTAAGTCTTGAGTGTATATATTTTTTATCACTTTGTCCATTATAATAATATGATATAAAATAATTTATATTGTAATATTATATAATGAGTTTATCTTTAAACAATTCTACGATACTCCCTCTTAGTTCTGGTGGTATATTTTTAGGTTCACAATATGATAATATTCTTGATTTTTCTGAAATTAATATATCTATTAAATGTGATGTAGGATATACATTAACATATATTTATTCTCAGGATAAAATTGTAATAGATTATGAAACTTCACAAGTTATAGCTGCCCAAGTTGATACACAATTCTATAAACCACCTGTAAATGATAGATATTTTAAATTAAAAATTGAAGCAACTGATGGCGATATGAGTGTTCTAAATGTTCAAACTATTTATAAATCATCAACAACATTTGATAATGCCGGGGCTAGTTCTAACGTTACAATAGTTAGTCCATTAACGAGTGGCGCAGTTAGTGTTAATGTATCTAATTTTCCTGCTACACAACCTGTTTCTGGTTCTGTAAGTGTAACTGGCTCTGTTGCTGTTACAAATAGTGATATTACAAATATTTATAATGTTGTTAATTCTAAAACATCTGGCTCTTTATGGAATGCAAATGTAACTGGTGTGAATGGTGTTTCTACATCTGTTGATTTGGCTGGAAAAAATATAAAAAATTTGACATTTATGGGAAATTGTAATGGTGCTACTGTTTTAACTGTTCAATTTAGTAGCGATGGTTCTAACTGGTACGATAGTCAATATGCTTATACACTTTCAGCATCTGGTGACGTTGGCTTTAATATATCCTGTTGTCCGAATTATGTTAGATTAAAAAGTAGTGCTAGTGTTACTGCTACAATGCTTTTAAATTGTTGTTAAATTATTATTTATTTTCTAATATTTTTACTCTTTCGCTTAATTGTTGTATCGCTTTGATTAGTGGACATATTAATTCATTATATCCAAGCGTATATTTATCATCACCACCTTTTACACTATGGTGTTGTAAACCACCAAAATCTACATTTAATTTATTCATTGTATTTTCTACTTCTTGTGCTATTAATCCATAATGATAACGATTGCGAGTTTTTGAACCATCCATCGGTAAATCTGTAATAGTTGTATTTCCATTTTCATCTACTGATACTTCTTTATAATCTTCTCTATAATTCCATTTAAATTTTACAGGATGTAATTCATTTATAAAATCTAAACCTAAATCTGTATCTGTAATAAAGTTTTTATCTCTACTATCTGACCTATCTTGAACTGCTCCATATGCATATGTTGTTGTTGTTGAATCTCCAAGTTGTACCTGATTATTTGCTGATAATACATTTACATTTGCGCCTAATATAGAACAATTTGAATATGCTGTTCCTGTTGACCCAGAATTATAACCTACAAATGAATTATTAGAATGTGTTGTTATATTATTTCCTGCACTTGTTCCAATTATACAGTTATTAGCACCACTTGTGATAGCAGTTCCAGAAGTAGAACCTAGGATGTTATTAAATGAACCTGTCATATTAGCAGTTGCACAATTAGGACCTAATATACAGTTATAACCTGCACCAGATGCACCAGCATTATTGAAAGTATTACGACCTACAATAGTATTATAATTACCAGCAGAACGACCAGAACCTGACCCAATAGTTACACCACTATTTGAACCTTTAGAAGAATAACCAATTACAACAGAATTATCATTTGTACAAGTTGCTACAGAACCAACAATAACAGATTGAGATGTAGCAGTTGATGATGTTTGAGATGCTCCAACTGCTGTATTATTACTGTTATTTATAACAC